AGGGAATTCTTGGAACAAATAAATTTAAAATTGATAATACAAATCTAGAATTTGTTGAATATAATGCAGACTATGATAAAAGACTTAATAATAGAATCTATTCTATTTGGACAAGTCATAAGTGGGCAAATACTTTTCATGCACTTAGAACTGGAAAATTTGATAACGTAATATACATGGATAGTGATACTATTTTTCAAAAAGATCCAGCATATTTATTTGAAAAATATGGCAACACTAAAACTATTTACGGTAAAAAAGATGTTTCTGATACGTGGCTTAAAGTTTTCAATGTTAGAAATGGTGGCATGAATGATGGTGTATTTTTAATCAGCAAGAAGGCATTGAAATATGAAAAAGGATTATTAGAGCACAGAGTTCAATATGTATATGATCTTCAGGAAAAGTTTAAGGATGAAACAGATCCAAATATAGCAGTAACTGGTGTGCAGTGGGTGGCTTGTCAATATGCTATGTCAGAGTATATGCTTGATCAAAACAATCCTATTAAGTTTTTTGACGATGAAGATGTATATGTTGTTGGATGGCTCCCAACATTTAAAGACTTGTCGTTTGAAGAGAAAACAAATATGTGTGTAATTCATTATCTAAGTTATAACATGTGGTATTTTGCTCCAAACGCATTTAAGGTCTATGAAAAGGCTAGGGGTCGTGGCTGATAGTGCCTGGGTTTGCCCTTGTAATGGCTGTAAAAAGGCTCAGAAGGTCATTATAGACCAGATCATTGAAGAGTATAGGTCTTGCCCCAATATGGTTGAACTTGAGGAAAAACTATATTGTTATACATGGTGGAAACACGACGACTGTGTAAGAATAATGAATCTTCTTAATAGTATTACGAAGAATGATAAATATTCTATACCGCCAGTTAGAAGAGAAGTTTCGGAAGCAATTGAGAAAATGATAAATGATCCTAAAACTGCAGAAATATTGCGAAGACTTGAAGATAACGGTATTTGACAAACGCTTTCTGTTATTCTATAATTAATATATGATGAAGGTAGAAAAAAATAAAGAAACTGGTATGTGGAGATATTTGGACACCAAAACAAACTCATACTCTTCAAAAGAATGGCCTGAAAGAAAGATGGCATGGAAAATGGCCTGTATTTATTTTGATTTAATGTATAAAAAATAATTAAATAGGGAGCAGTAGCCAAGTTGGTCAAGGCCCCGAACTCATAATTCGGTTATCGTAGGTTCAAGTCCTACCTGCTCTACTCAAAACATAATCTGAACAATTATGTGGAGATCGTTATTGCTGAACCTTACGCTGTAGGCGCATCATACGAAGGTGTTCAGACCGAAGGAGATTGCTCTGCTAACCTACTAGGCAATAACAGCCAACAGGAATTCCCGTGGTTGGCATTTGCCCTTGTAGCCCAGTGGTAGAGGCACACGACTTAAAATCGTGACAGCGTTGGTTCGAATCCAACCAGGGGTACTTTACCTCTGTAACTCAGTGGATAGAGTAGCGGACTTCTAATCCGTTTGTCGTTGGTTCAAATCCAATCAGAGGTGCTACAATTAAATATTGGTCTGTAGTTCAGTTGGTAGAACACTCGACTGTTAATCGAGATGTCGCAGGATCGAGACCTGCCAGACCAGCGAGGTCCGTTAGTTCAGTTGGTTAGAACGCTACCCTGTCACGGTAGAGGTCACGAGTTCAAGTCTCGTACGGATCGCCAAGTCTCCATGGTCTAGAGGCCTAGGACTCCACCCTTTCACGGTGGCAACACGGGTTCGAATCCCGTTGGAGATACGCCTCCTTAACTCAGGGGTAGAGTACCCGCCTTGTAAGCGGGTTGTCGTAGGTTCAAATCCTACAGGAGGCTCGTGAAAAAATATATCGCTGCATTTGTAATACTTTGCTCTATATTTTTAGGAATTAATAGAGTAGATGCATATGACTGCAACAAAGTAAATTTTAAAGAAGTATTTTTTGAAGATTATTTTGAAAATTCATTATGGCAAAAAACAAATAGCATAAGGCAAATTAGATGGTCTATGTCAAGCAACTATGTGTATGGTCAAAAAGTTTCTAAATCATTTTCTGAAACAGAAAAAGAATGGGTTAGATTAGCATTTAATAGTATAGATAATGCATTAGAGTCTTTTTCATTTATTGAAAATAATACAAATCCAGATATTGTAATTGGATATACAAATCTAAAAAATTATGCAGGATATTGGACTGCAGAACAATCTGGGCTATACAGAGAGCGTGGATATATACAATTAAATCCAAATATAGGTTGGTGGTTTGATTATAAAGAAAAGTTTATCCATACAGTTCAACATGAACTTGGAAATGTACTTGGTGTTGGCGATATTAAACCCTCTAATAATATAATTAGTGTATTTGAGGATCCATCTCAAAAACCGTACGGCCTAATACCAATGTCTGATTTTGACATTAAATTACTGAAGCAGTTATATGGGGAAGATCTATGCGTTAGTCGACGTACAGACTATCCACAAACATACCTAATTGCTACCCCATGATATAATTGTAAAGAGGCAATATGAACATAGTTATACCAATGTCTGGACTTGGATCCCGCTTCAAAAATGCTGGAGTGGAGACTCCTAAGCCACTTATTATGGTAGATAATCAATACTTAATAGAGCATTCTGTTAAATCTTTAGGTATAGATGGGAATTATATTTTTATCACAAGAAAATATGATAACCCAGAATACAACAATAGACTATCTTCAATATTAAAAACATTAAAACCAGACTCGATAGAAATATGTTTGGATCATGATCAATATGGTGCTGCTGATGCAGCATTGCATGCTAAAGATTATATAGATAATGAAGAAGAATTAATAATAACTAATTGCGATCAATTGCTCAAATGGGATGCACAAGAATTTTTAAATATTTCTAGATCAGGTTATTGCGATGGATCTGTTGCAACTTTTAAATCTAACGATGCAAAAAACAGTTTTGCAAAAATTGAGAATGGAAGAATCACCAATATTGTAGAGAAAAAAGTTATAAGTGATGATGCTTTAATAGGTGTTCACTATTGGAGAAAGGGATGCGACTTTGTAAGATCTGCTAAAAAATTGCTTGCAGAATATAGATTAAGCGGATTAAGTGAATGCTATATATCATCCACCTATAACTATTTAATTAGTGAAGGTCTAAATATTCTACCATATAATATGCCTAAAAATGGATACATCTCTTTGGGAACTCCAAATGATATCGATATATATCTTAGTAAAATCAAAGAATATTATAGTGAGAAACCTAAAACAATTTTTTGTGATATAGATGGAACTTTAATTAAACATGTACATAGATTTAGTTATGTTGGATTTGAACCAGCGATTGCTCTTAAAGGTGTAATCGAAAAATTTAATGAATGGGATTCTAGAGGACATAAAATTATATTAACAACAGCACGAAAAGAATCGGCAAGAATGCTTACAGAAAAACAATTAACTGATTTAGGAATTTGCTGGGATCAACTAATAATGGGTGTAACTAGCGGTGTAAGAGTATTAATTAATGATAAACATTTAGAATCAGATAATGATCGTGCAGTTGCATTAAATGTAATAACTGATCAAGGATTTGAGGATATAAATTGGGATGAAATGGGCCTATGAAAGTAAGCAGAATAGAAGATACAGAAAAAGGATGGTTTATTGGAGATTTTCCAAAGGCTGCATTTCAATCTAAAGATTTTGAGGTATCTTGGAGAATGCATCCAGCAGGAGAATCTTGGGACCTACACTATCAGGAGAATGCTTATGAGATTAACCTACTAATAAATGGTGAAATGATTTTAAATAATACCCGCCTTATTTCTGGCGATGTTTTTATATTAGATCCATACGAAATAACTGATGTAAAATTTATAAAGGAATGCTCTATTGTTTGTGTAAAAACTCCAAGTTTACCAAATGATAAGATAATTGTAAAAAAAATATGAGAATTATAGCACATAGGGCTAACATAAATGGTCCAGATAAAGATAATGAAAACTCTCCAGCACAAATTTTAAGAGCAATAGATTCTGGATTTGATGTAGAAATAGATGTAAGAATAGTTGATGGACAAATACTTTTTGGTCATGACATACCACAATATGTGTGTCCAGAAAAACTATTAATTAGTATTATTGAGAAATCCTGGTTTCATTGTAAAAATCTAGAAGCAATGCTATATTTACCAAATAAATTTCCAGGCATTAAGTATTTCTGGCATCAAAAAGATGACTTCACATTGACTAGTAATGGCTATATTTGGACATATCCTGGACAACCAATAACAAAAAAGTCTATATTAGTTCTACCAGAAAATTTAGATTATCAAGAGTTGAAGAAACATTTGTCACAAGACCCATATGCAATATGTAGCGATTGGCCATATCAATATGTCAATTAATGAAGAAATTAAAAACATATTGTTTCAAATTGGTCAAGATATCAAGATTCACAGAATTGATCAAATAAATATGATAATTGAAATTGATTATGATAAGTATGTTCAGCAAATTATAGAATTATTTGATCGTCAAACTGAATAGCATCTATAATTTCTTGTGCGCTATTTGCGCCAAAACATTTTAAAACATGATATTTTCTATTAAACCATTTAGACCAAAACATATATGCATCATGTTGTTGCAAAACAGAGTTTCTTATTTCAATTATTTGTGTATTCTCGTGCATAAAAAGTGTATTTACTAATGAACTTCCGTTGTATGTAATAACGTGAGATGCAGATGATAAAAGATTTACCTGATCTTTAAATGAAATATTTTCTAAGTATACTGTTTGATATCCATATTCCGATAAATATTTTTGCAACACTTCATCATTTAGCACTGATCTACCTTTATTGGCAACATCAATACCTTTTCTTGTTATATACAATTTGTTATTATTATTATTTAATCTTTTCGAAGATTCTACTATTGTTTTTAAAACTACATAAAAACTGTCTAATGGTGCAGATGGATAATTTATAGTGGAAACCTTTTCAAATTTTACATCACTTTTATCATTTATACCTATTAGGCAATCTCTAAAATTACCCAAATTAAAATAATCAAATATTTCTTGATAAAAACTTTTTATATTGATTTCACAATAGTCTTCAAGCGTTCTCCATCCAGTGTAATCAACTAATATTTTAATATCAAAATTTGCACTTTTATTATTTTTAAAATATAAAATTGCGCCTATTGTATCTATTAAAAAATGATGATATGAGGTTGTATGTGAAAAAAGAATTGTTGTTTTTTCAATATCATTAAATATTTTTTTTGATGACTCTCTTTCGTTATATATGGTAACGTTTTTATATTGTTTTATTACTGGTTCTATGTTTTTACTATTTAAAACAGTGTCAAAATTATAATACGGAACATGGTCTTTTTTAGTTACTAAAATATTACCATCTGATTGTGCAGGTCTTGCATTTTCAAAATATTCAAAATCTGTTTTATGATTTTTACCATTCAAATTAAATCTTAGCATATTAGCCTAACAAAGATTTTAATATAAATGGTGATGCTATACCAATATGAACATCAATTAATTTTTGATCTACAAACCCCATAAAGGTTGGAACAGACATTATGTGGTATTTTTTATTAAAATAATCAAAATCTTCTTTGTCTTTTTCTATATCAATTTTATGATATTTAATATCTGGATTTTCCAAAATAAATTCAGCAATTACTGGCTCCATTCTTTTACATGGTTGGCACCAGTCAGCAGTAAAATGAACTAATTCTTTTACTTGTTGCGTCTGTGCCATTTAGTTCTCTTTAACCTCTTCTTGTGTTTCTTTTTAGACATTTTCTTTTTGCGCCACTTTAATACTGAGCCCATTACTTATCCTTTTTGCCGTACTCTCCATACTTTCCAAGTACTGCTTTAACAGTACCGTCTTTTCTTAATCTAACAATCATTCCATCCTTAATTTGAACTGGATTAAATGGATGCTTTGTTTTAAATTTGCCAGATGATTTACGAGAAGACATCCCAGTTTCCTCTACGTAGGTTGCTCCTCTTTGATATAGAATTAAAAACATCAGCGAATAGTGCCTTGTCCTTTTCTGCATTTACAATTCTGCGAGACCAAGCATAGCCTGCATCTCCACCCCATGCTAACCACATAATATATCCATTAGAAGGATTTGCTGTATTGCCCCAGTCTTTACCCTTCTTATCTACCTCATGGCGTGAGAAATATGAATACATTCTCTTGACAGTACTAAGAGATAGCGTTTCTCCTCTTGCTAACTGACCTGCACGAGTCCAGCCAACTGCAGTTCCTGCACCATTAGCCTTACCGTCTTCCTTAAACTTAATCGCTCTACGAGCAGCAGATCTTGCTCCTGCTGGTGGTGAATATCCATCAGCCTTTGACATTGAATCTGTTTCATATATTACATCATCAGAATCTTCCCAAAGATCATCAGCCTTTTCTGCTGGAACACAGTTAGGAACCATCTTTCCACCATCACCTGGCTTCATTCCTCTTTGTACATAGCCATCCCAGCAAGGCGCTTGCTTAACTACATTAGCACAACAATCTGATTTCATTTCTCCAGACTGACATTGTGGACATTGATCACACGTTACGTTTAATTCTTTGCACATTGGGCATCCGCATCCTTCGTATGCCTTATCCATCATTTCCATTTCTGCTGACTGTATTGGAGACAATGCTCCGCCAGTTTCTTCTGTAACAACATCTCTCTCTACCATTAATGAATCTATTCTTACTAATTCAGAAAGTTTAAGAGTATATAATTCTGCTTCTTCTTCCCAAACTCCATCATCTTCTTCATAGGCACGTACTAAAACACCAACTTGGCCCTCTTTTGTTTCTACAGCATATTCAGAATCTTCTAGACCAAGCCATCCAGGCTGATCCATAATAAATTCAACACGACCAACTTTAATTTCATCTTCAAGCATAAAAACAACAAAGTCGCCAGTTCCTGGTACGGCCTTACCTATATTGCCCTCAGATCTATTTATTGCATAGATTTGACCTGCTGCTGCTTTTCTAGTTTTGTGACACCCCATAACTTCATTTGTGCCATTTTTAAGAGCGGGGTATCCATCACAACCATAAGAACCTTTTGCACCAACATGATAAGGCATAATTACATCTCCATATCGTATACAGTAGACGCTTGGTTTTGAATAACTTTACCAGCAAACTTAATTTTTACCATATACTGATTTTCAAATTTTTCTGGCATTGACAACGCATAAAACTTATCTGGAAATACAATAAATCCTCTTCCAGCATATGGAGAGAATAATGTAAATACTGTTAGGTCATCTGTTGTTTTTGCTTCAGAAAGTCCTTCATTAAACACATATGTGTGACCATCAGAATCATTTGTTGATATGAAAAGCAATAGGTTACCCTCTTCTTCATCAATTTCTGGAGATTCATATTCTAACTCTTGCTTGTCTGTTTTTTGATCCATCTTAATAAGAGTAATCTCTTTAACTTCATTAACATCAATTCTGTTTGCATTTGCAAATAAATCTAATTTTCTAATAAAAAACTTGGCATCATCGCTAAGATTTTCATTATTAACTTCTACTGGAATATAAGAAATAAGGCTATTAGATGGGTCTTGCGACCAGTCTTTTCTATTAGAAACGTTGTTGTATAGGTCTACAACTTCATCCTTCTCTATATATCTATCATCAAAAATGATCATTGGTTAGTTACCGTCCTTTGCATGAATCACCCTTTTATTATACCAGACATTATGCTGTGGCTAGTCTATTGTGGGTCCTTATTCTGTGACAATTAGCACATACGACTTCACACTTCTGTATCTCTTTTGAGATGGCTCTCCATGAAAATCCGTCATGGATCATTCTAGAAATGTTGTATTTTTTATCTTTAAGATGATCAAAATCTAGTACTATAGGGTTATTTTCTCCGCAGTCTACACACCCACTAGACTGTTTTATTTCTGTCAGTCTTTTTTTATAAGCCTGCTTTTGCCTATGAAGTTCTTTGTCAGTCATAGATAAGATTATTATACAGGTAAATTATAAATCCCCCGCAGGAAATTCAGGCACGATGGCCCAGTTTAATAAGATGGTAACTAGTCATCCCAAGGTCCTGCGAGGGACCATTATTATTGTATTACTTTATTTTGATTGTTTTTGGTTTCTTTTCTTCGGGAATGTTTCTTTCCACAAAGACGCTAAGAATACCGTCTGCCATTTCAGCACGATCTACCTCCATATACTCTCCAAGAGCAAAGGTGCGTGTGAACTTGCGAGTTGCGATACCCTTATGAAGAACATTGCTGTTCTCTTCTTCGGTTTTCTCACCCTTGATAATTAAACTTCCATTATCCACAGAAACCTCAACTTCGTCCTTGCTGAAACCAGCAATGGCCAAAGATAACTTGTAAGTGTCCTCATCAAGTTTTACCACATCATATGGTGGATAAGATTGACGAGTTGCCTCACGATGGATATTGGAAAAACGGTCCAACTCTCTGTTGAAACCAATAAAAAATGGATCCTTAAAAAGATCCAATGCAAATGAACCTACCATTATTTCCTCCTTGTTAAGCGAGTTCAGTTTATACCCCCCTTTGGGCAGGTACTATAATATTATACCATGCTACAATATAAGCGTGTCAAATAAAAAAATATTAGTTGTAATACCTTCTGCAAATGATCATATGATTATAGAAACAATAAACAGGATGGCAGAAAAGGCTAAGAATCCAGAAAATATAAGCCTAATACTATCAACAGAGTATTCTCCAGGGGTATTTGAAGAGATGTTTGGCGTACCTCAAGAACAGGCTATAAGTCTAATAGACAGACGAATAGGCTCAGTGCAGCATGTAATCATAGATCCTAAATTTATAAATGGACCTTGCAGCACCAGAAATTATCTCTGTAATATGAAAAAAAATGAATCATATTTTTTAAGTATAGATGCACATACAAGTTTTGGGACTAATTGGGATGAAAATTTAATTAATTTATATGAGGCTTCTAAAAAGGTATACAATAAACCACTTATATCTGGTTTATTGCAAATAGCAATATCTGATAAAACTATTAAAAAAGATGAAGATTTTAGACTAAGAGATAGGTCTATTTGTAATTTATATAACTCTGATAGCGGAGAACATAAAAGTTCTTCTTGGAACTCTAGAAGATATAAATCAATAAATATGTATACTGGAGCAATAACATTTGAAATTGGAAGCAATCAAAATCAATCTTATTCATTAACAAAAGAACATAAATTGTTTGTTGGTGACAAGACTTTTCAATATAGTAATAAACCTATAATATGTGCTCAATTTATTTTTACCGATATCTCCTGGATAGATGAGGTTAACTTTAGTAATAGGTATACCTTTAAATATGAAGAGCCAGACATAAGTTTTAGATCCTATCTTGCAGGATATGATATTATAGATTTTGAAACACAATTCTTATCTAATCTATCTATAAGTGCAATTAGTAAAGATAGGTCCTTTAAAAAGTATGTTGAAGATTATGGATATATTAGTTTTGTTGATTTACTATTTTCAAACAATATTGGTGCTAATGGAAGAAATTTAAAAAGTTGGCTCCAGGAGTTTGGAATATTCTTTTTTGATAAAAATAAAAATGATACAGAATTAAAACTAGATATACAAAAAACAATAAATAGGTAGAAGAATTATCAACTACCTATTTATTATTATTTTATTTACTTACTTGCTGACTTTTTGGCTGGAGCCTTTTTCTTTGCAGCCGTCTTTTCTGACAACTTCTTGAGTTCTGAGTCAACTACATTTGCAATTAAGCCGAATGCTGGATCTTTTGGATTAACTGCTCTTAGTGCTGGTCCTGCTACTGCAATAACCCCTGCAATTAATAAACCTTCCAGTGTAATTCCACCATCTGCATTAGCAACGTATGTTGCTGCAGCAACTGCAAACGCTCTTCCATACGAAGATAGCATTGCCTTCATCTTTGCGTCCATTTATTTTCCTCCTAGGATATGAACTTCATTATGACAGCCCAAACTGGTTGAGCAAGCCATATTCCCATTATACCAGCAACTCCAGCAAACACTTTTGGTGCTGGAAGTGGTAGTTTAAACAATAGGCATATTAGTCCGAAGCCCAGACCTACTATCAAAGATATAGCAATTTCTTTCATTTATCTCTCCTAGGCATATCTAATGGTGTAGGCACAGTTATTAATGTACCACACTTTACACACTCTCCGTCTAACATATACAGACCTATTTCATAGTCCGTTGGATCAAATTGAACAACTATTTTAAACAATACCCCGTCGCAAGTAGGGCATTGACATGTTGGAATTCCCCTGGCATCAAGCATCTTTTTCCTTTGGTAATAAATTTTTTAAATTTTTTACCTGTGCCGAAAATAATTGCATCGCACTATCATATGGGGGAAACATTCCAGTAGACGCAGACCCATATTGATCATAATAACTTATTGTATCATCTACATTATTTATAAAATCTTTAATTCCAGTTTGAACTTCTTCTATATATTTATATGCATCATCCCTCGACTGACTTAAAAACTTTACAAAGTTTTCGTCATTAGAAATTGAAACACCATTCTCTATAATTTGCTTATCTATATTAGCCTGTAAAACAGAAACTGTCATTAACTGAATCATCTTCCTAAGTTTTATATTTGATAAGAAAAGATATAGTATTAATCCAGAAAAAACTATATATATAATATAATCAAGAAGCATTTAGTTTTTCCTTTTTTAATTCATGAGTTATCCAATAATACTTACATGTAGAGCAACATGGACTGTTATATACGCTATGTTTTGCATAAGCAAACTTAGCATAATAAACTGGATCTTTATCAAATAAACTTGCCTTGTGTGTGGTTGTTACACGCATAAGTTTATTATTGTCATTCCAAAAAGATGGAGCAGAGTTGCCCCATGAATCCCAACATTGATCTTTTAATGCATTTAGATTAGACTCGTTATTTTCTGTACGAATACCACGCTTACGAGCCTCATGTATCATAGCCTGAACATAATGCCATAGTCCACGCTCATAACCCTTCCACATAAGAACTGCAGGATGATTACGCCAACCGTTACCCTTAGACTTACCAGACAAAACATTAAGTATTTGGTAACATTCTAGTATCTGTTTGTTCAATCTTTTATTATCTAGCAAACTAGCAGATATTGATGGATCTGCAGATGGAAGAAATGTTTGCATTATTCTTTACCGCCTTCACGAACTAATAAGACAATTGCGCCATTGTCTTCAAGTGCCTTTTTGACTCTTATCATATATTCTACAGCACGACGCTTATCTTCGTCAAGTAAGGACATAAAAGACTTCTCTGAGGCACGAACAGTAATAAAACTATCATTATCAACTAATTCTAATTTAAATCCTTTAGGTGCAAAATGATCTAAAGATCTAAAAGCCCTCTTCATATTATCTGTATACATTATTTACGACCCCATTGAACCTTATCCCATATTCTTTCATGCCAATAATAAACTCCTATTTTTAATACTGTTTCCCAAAATGCAATAGCGGTAGCCAAAATAGCCTGACCAGTAATTATATATACAACAATAAAAGATGTTAATGTTCCAAAAACTCGATAACTCCATGCCTTTGCAAAAGACCTACTCTTCGTTACTCTCATCTATTTCTTCTCTAAAGTATAGTCTTGCCTCTGCATCTGCAATTTTATTATCAAATACCCATTTCTTTACGCTTTTGAGTAGCGCTAATAGATTCAATTTCATCTCCCAACTTTACTTGCTCAATCTTATATCCAACATCACGACCATAAACAATATTTGTAATATTTGGTAGTCGTAATACTAATGTGTCTTTAAAAGGATTATCTTGTTTAATAAATTCTGAAACTTCGTTATACATTAATGGATCTTTTTCAGATGTTCTATAGGTATTACGAACACCAACCAAAACCTGCGAAGTTCTCTTATGCGCTTCTTGCTTCAAAGCCTGATGTCCTTCATGCCAAGGTTGATATCTGCCAAGTTGCAGTGTTGTCGGAGCAGACCAATCAAATAGTGAACCAGCCTGTATAACTGTATCAACTTCTTGCTCTATTGTATAGCCATCTAAAATTCTAATATCAAAACTTAAAGGATTTACCCATACCTTATTTGTATCTTCAAATCGACCCTCTTTAATTCTGTCAACCCATATTAATAGATCTGGCTTTCCAAATGCAAGCCTAGTTTCTTCATTAGGACAAATAAAGTCAACAATGACTGGTGCAATATTTTGTTTAGCAATTAGCCTAGCCATTTCTCCCATACGCCTTGCTTGTTCAACTCTATCCTCTGGGCTAAAGCCTAAATCAGAATTAACAGTAGATCTAACCTCGTCTGCATTAAGATGAATTGCATTAATTCTTTCTTTAAGTGCAACAGCCAGTGCTGTTTTACCAGACCCAGGTAATCCAATAATCTGTATAATCATTTTACAAAACCTCCAATTGTAAAGTAAAAAACTACATTGTCAAATATTTCCAAGTTTCTCCCCAAGCATTGCTATCCCTATGAGAGTTAAACTCTTTAGATATTTGTCCACCCTCTAAGTATATACCACCCCATACACCCCATTCTTTTGTAGAAACTCCTACTGCAAAACAAGTTTTTGCAACTGGGCATTGAGAGCATAGTTTATCCACTGCTGGCCTTAAAGTTTCATCTTCTTCATATTTATCAAAAAATATATTAGTGTCATACTCATAACATGCAGCACTATCTTTCCATTTATGTCTATGCATGTTACCTCACAAGTTTATCTGGTATATCCCATCCTTTTTCAGAAGGATCAAATCTGCGAGTCATGTGCCACTTACCATTAATTAAGGCACCATACTTCGATGTTCTTGCTTTATCAGAAGGGTAGTAGTTGACTACTGACCAACCATCCCACTTTAAAGCCTTGTTATTTTTAACAATTGTTTCCATTTTTTCTAAATTATTAATAATCATTTTTTATCCTTTAGTATCTAAATATTCCAACTTCAACATTATTTAATTCAGCCTCAGCAACTAGTCGTGAGACTGCTTCTTTTGGCTTTGACAAAAACATAAAGTAATTTACATCCTTCATATTATCTTGAATCCAACTAGGGGGAACCTTATAAAATTTAATTTTCTTTCCTCTAGTCTTCATTCCACGTTCAGACAAGTTTACAAACTCCATAACCATAGAGTTAATTCTTGCTGGACCAGCAGAATAAATATAAAAATATGGATCGTTTTCTGGCATGCTTGACAAGGCTACCCCCATAGCACGTAGGAAAACCTGGTAGTCATCAAAACTACTAGTTCCCTGTACCCCCACTATCATTATCTAACCCTTCTCGTAATCTATCCATTATGAACAACATCTTGTCTAATTCTACACTATCCATACCCATTGTGTCAACTACCCTGGTGGTTTCTGGATTTACCTCTCCACTCACAAGGTCTGCCATATAAAATACATTATCCTTAACCCAGTATGCACTATTTTCAATCATTATTACTCTAAGATTATGCTTATTGTAATGATTCATTGATTGTGTTTTTTTATTATTAAACTTAATATTTTTAGGTAAAAGCGGACTCATAAGGCTATGTATATGAGACTGACTGTACCTAATAGAAACAGGCTTATCTTCTGGCAAGTCCTTAAAAACAGCCTTAGATATTAATAAAAATAATATTAGGGTGGTTATAGATCCAAGAAAGTATTCCATAGGCTGCTCCAAGTACCATTATACTACTCTTCTGTTCTTAGAACACGTAATATTTCTTTTAGACTAAACTGATTTTCCTTGCTAAGTTTGCGAACCTGACTTCTATCAAATGCTTTTGGTGTAAGCCTTACTGTTGGATTATCATCTGTTATGTCCATTTCAATAAAACCATATTGCCAAAGAGACATCATTTCTGTATGAAAGTAATGATTTATATCCTGAAATAGTTCTGGATCTTGTTGCTTTAATTTATCTGTAAACTGGTATAACATTTCTCCAGACTCTATATCAATTCCAGCAACTTCTAAAGATCCATTAAGAATCATAGACTCTATCTTTTTATCTTCACTTTCCACTTTTAGCCCTTTGCTTTTTAAGTGCCTCAAAATCTTTAACCTTTGTATCACCAAGGTAGCCCCAAGCATATCCGTCTTCGATCATGTGATCGTTGATAGAAATTGTATCCCCATCTATGTAAAGCCAGCCTAAAATACGACCATATTTTTCTGATGAATCTGGCTTCTCTGTTTTAATAATAACTACCTTAGCATCTTTTAATTTAGACTTCAAGTATTCTTTTGCCTCTAGACCAAGAGTTTTCTCTGCCTTGTCCGAAGTTCTAGATTCTGGTGTATCAATTCCTGCCAATCTAACTCTTTGAGAAAACGAAACACTAAAACCAAGATCGATATCTACATCAATAGTGTCTCCATCTACTACAGCAGTTACCTTTTTTACTCTATACTCATACATGTTTATTCTCCTATTATATTATTAGGTATAATGTCAATCAAAAGGTGAACTCTGTCTGTTTCCCCTTCGTTCCATACCTGATGTAACTTATTATTATTTACTTCCCAAACTTCTCCAATGTCCATAAATTGTTTTTGTCCATCTATTAAAAAAGAAACATTTTTATTAGTAATTATTGGAATGTGGTGCCTTCTTACTGACTCTAAATAGCCACCAAAATCTTGATGCTTGTCTACATTTTTAAATGGAGGCAACTTAATAAAAACAGTCTTGCCTACTTTGCCATTATGTAATTTTTCTAATTTGTCTACAATTGGCTTAATCATATTTATAATTATGTGGTCATCTGTCTTTATTTGTAGATCATATTTTGATCCTGGCATCCAGTCAACACTGTAGTCGTATACAAAAATAGAATTTGTGTGCTTATGAACAGGACTTATTGTTTGTCTACTTTGATCAATAAACCATTCAGAATTATATTTTTTTAAATGTTTTATAATTTCTGATACATCTATTTTATCATGGAGTATAAATCTAAAATCTTCTTTAGATTTTGTCACGAATAAGATTCCCCCTGCTGCCTATTTTCATCTAATCTATCACGTTCGTCTAAAATTTGATATGCAAATTTCATCATTTTGTCATATCCAACAGCATTGTCCATTATCTTGTTATAGTGGTGTGCACAAAACATTAAATCTCCAGTCACGCCAACAACCTTAACATATGCCTGAGCCTGACATGAATCGCACCTATCAGTAGCATCTAAAACCCACTCTTTACTCTTGATATCTGTAGTCATAAGAATATTATACCCCTAATTGTTTGTTATAGCAAATACTCTCTTCAACTTTTTCCCAAGGAATGTTGTGAAACTCAAAGTATTGCTTTATGCTTCTTTTTGTATTTCTAAAGTCTTCTTTTAAAATATTACTGTACCCATTTTCTAGTAATAGGGCTGCCTCTTTTTGTTGATTGATTGGCCTGTTGGTTTGCTTATTAATTAAGTGATTTGATAAATCTATATTAGAGTAATCATAGTTTATTGACGATTTATTTCCAACTATAACCTCATTATCATCTACCAATGTATAGTTTGCATACTCGTCATATTTTTTAATTGCAGATATAAACCAATTAGATCTATCGTGACATGCTTGTTTATCTTTAGGGACAGTAGACATATATGTATTTTTAAGTTCATAAATATTGAAACCATTACAAAATAATTTTATTGATAATATATGATCTTCGTCTCCCCAAAAATAAAAATACGGATAATCTATATTCATAAAATTTTTATTTGCAAATATGAAATGTGGGCAAACCCTTTGCGTTATTCTAAAATCATTTACAATATTTGAGTCTAAACTATAAAAATATTTCATTGCCCAAGCATCTATTTTTGAATATTCGTATATAGATTCTTTATAGTCTTGAACAGGAATTTCGTGCAAAAATTGACTAATTATGGCATACTCATCATTTAATTTCAAGTATTCATTAATAATAGACTCGTCCCAATTTTGTCTAAACGATGTATGACAATCTATACTTAATATGTAATCTTCTTCATTATAAAGTTGTTGTATATGATATCTTGTTTTTCCAATACCATAAACTATGTTAGAGTCTAAAATAATTATTCTTTTTTCATTTTTTATATCATCTAATTCTAAACCATTTAAATTTTGTAAAGATATGCCAAAGGTTAGATTTTCTGGATTTTTAGCCTTATTTATACAGTCTAGCATAGTATCTTTAATAGAATAGTCTCCAAGACTAGGAATCATTATAAATATTTTAGACATTTGCTACTTGCCTCTACTATCTGTTGAATAAAAACCAGAACCATTAAAGACTATTCCAAATGAAGAATAAATGCGTTTTGCTACAATATTACAGGATTTACAAAATACATCTGAATTTTCATTAATTGATCTAATTATTTCAAAACTATTAGAACACTTAGTGCACTCATATTGATATGTTGGCACTACATCTCCTTTACTTCTGGATGATCTAAGTCTATTCTTGTGTGATTTGATGCACCATGAAGATTGCCAATTGGAATAAAGAACTCTTTGTTTATTTTTCTAAAATTTTCTTTATCGGACGGTAGTTCTTCGTCCCAATAAATTGCATCTGTTGGGCATGCTGGTGCACATGCACCACAGTCTATGCATTCGTCTGGATTTATATATAACATTCTTCCACCCTCATAGATGCAATCGACTGGACACTCTTTAATGCATGATCTATCCTTTATATCTATGCAGGCTTCGGTTATAACATAGGCCATTTACTTGGCCTTCTTTTTTGCCTTTACCTGCCAAACAGGAAGGTTTAAATTATCACCAGACCACTCATAACCTAAAAGTTTAACTACAAACTTTATAATTTTGATTCTCATTATTTTACCCCTTTACCAAATTTAGCCCAAACTCTTTCGTGCAAAAAGTATCCAAGTGCCTCCCATGCTATATACACAAGTGCTCCAAGTGCTGCATATTCATACTCCCACTCTCCTGTTGCAATGTATACTCCTACTGCCAATACACCAGCAACTCCAATCAGGTGGAATGTTTCCCAACTTAAAGTTTTTAATAAACTTCTTTTTGTTGATTCCATATTAATTTTCCTTTTCTGTAGCAGGAATAACTCCCTTGCGTTGATGAACTTGGGCATCTTCTTCTGTTGGTATTTCATCCCAAGGTATTGATGGAACATCTTCTTGTTTATATAATGTTGAAAGATAGTATATATCAAACATATACCTTCTTTGGTGTTGAAATTTTGAAAACACTTCTGTCTCTCTAAAGTCCTTTCCAAGTTCATACTTACTATCCCAAAAATCTCTAGACGAATCTACATGTTTAGCCTCTTTAGGCCAACACCAATGATTTTTATTGGTTAAGTGAAAAAATATTGCCTGATAGTATTCATTTGGATCTTGTGAATTCCAAGAAGGTCTATAATGATAATCAAATTGTGGTTGACATATAATTGCTTGATTTGGCTTACATATATAATTTTTATATCTAGCAACAAATCCCCAATCTCTATTACCACCTATTTGAAGATCAACCATATATGGACCTGGAGCCCAATCTATATGTAATGGTAACTTGGGAACCCTTCCTTCTGAAGTTATCTGATGATGAGCATACATATGGTATCCAAACTGAATATCATCTGTTCCTACTAACTCTTTTGTTTTTTGTACTGCATAATCTATAAATTTTTGAGGTATTTGAATTCCTTCTTCCCACTTATTCATCTGATGAGAATAATCTACTTTAGATAAATCATAAGAGTTACAGATTTCTACTAATTCATCAAACATTTCTTGTGGATAAAACTGATCAACAAAAATAGGATCAAAAAACTTTACATCTTTTGTTAAAAGATTTTCAATCTCAATATATGTTTCCTTATCAATAAACTTCCAATCAATATCTTCTAAATTTCCAGGAAAATTTGACAGAAGTGGGTGTCCAACCAAGTCTGGCAAGTTATTTTTAAGTATTCCCTTTATTTCGTTTTTATCCATTTTGTACCTCCATAACATTATACCATTAATTCTTAGATGCCGAATATCCCTTGGGACATCTTGGATTATAACTAGTTGCATACATAACCTTACTACCCTTAATACACTTTATAGTTATCTTAGTGCGTATAATAGTAACTGTGGGATTTTTGTCAGTTGGTGACTGTGTAACAGTTGATGACGCAGCAGGCTTTGAAATTATGGTAGAACTTTCAGCATTTACAGTCTCATTTTTTGGCATAAGTTTATCAGCCACCTGAATAGCCTTCTGCATTAAATCTACATAGTTTGCAATAATAATGTGAGAAAATGTGTTTCTATATTTATAATACGGATCATTTTTTGCAGTAAAGTCATTATAATCTTTTAGTTCTGGACAGTCCCATCCCGTAGAATGTGATCCAGGACCAATTAGAAATTCTTCACCTTTTATCTCAATAACTGCTGGTGAGCCAGAGGTGCCCGTTGCACCACATGTTGGAAGTTTTGCAATAACCATTTTTGGAAAACCAACAAAGTGAACATATCCAGTTGGCAGTTTTTCTGTTACAAATGAGTACTCTAGTTTGCGAGGATAAAGTTGATTCGATACACTATATCGCTCATTTTGAGGTGTTGCATAATATGCATTTTGTTCAGCAATAGAGTTAAGTCCATAGCCATATACTCTCATTTTTAGTCCATTATCCATAGCATATTTAATCTGCTCTAATGTTGCAACTTTATGCTTTACCTCTTTTACAAGTGGCTCTTCTAATACAAGAAATGCAATATCGTCCTGCGAATCAATAGACGACGTTGGAAAATTTTCTGATTTGTTAAATACATCTGGTCTAAATATTTGTATAACCTTAACTCTTTTTGCAGTTGGGTCGTCAGCCCTTTTGCCTGGCTCCTGAATCCATACTGTTCCTCCGTTCCAAGCATATGCGTTTCCTTTATCACCATATACACCAGAAATACAGTGTGCTGCAGTTACAACAACCATTGGATGAATAGGTTCACTCGTACATGGCATTGTTGTATAACTATCACTTGGTTTTGATTCTTTGTATTCTCTCATTGGCGCAGCAAACTGATTGCCTGTTGCATTTGTAAACTCTTGATATCGTTTCCACTCTTGAGCATTTGCTGCACTAATTGGTAGCAATAATGATAGGACAAAACCAAAAATAAAAAACTTTTTAATCATTTAAATAAATATCCTTATTACATGTTCGCATGGGTCGCCTCCTGCTTCCCATTCTTCTATTTCTTCTTCACTCATATACTGATATCCGCCATCATGTGTATGACAATATGGTTCGCTGATCCAACCTCTATCAATACCATTTGATAGCCAAATACCAAATTCTTTATCTTCAGAAGACAAACCTTCATCATTTATATGATTCATATATTAAGTATAGCGTTAAATACTTAAGATGTCAATAGGACCCTTGCAGGATGTTGAGTGATTAATCGCTGCTTGTACTGCTAGATTAACCCTCTTTCTTGGATCCTTATAATTTTTTGTAGAATATAATGATCCTAATGCAAGATCTCCACCAGAACCCATTGCAAGATAGTCTTGATCGTATTGTGTTAATGACATATCACCAGCATTATGTTCATAAATTTTTCCTTTAACACAAATTATCATACCAAAATCTGAAGATGGTGATACGTCAACCCACCACTCTTCGTAGAATTTACGAAGGGCCTTTAAAAATTTACTATACATAAATTTATCTATGTTAACTCTTGGCTCTGGTTGTGGTGGTACAAATAAGTGCCTTATTCTATCACCGTCCATAGATCCAGCATATCCAAATAGATATCCTTCTTTTTTCCATATCTTTGGACTAGAACAAACATTAATCGTGTTGTCATCAGATACACCACGATCTCCAGCCATATATATTTTATTTTCTTGTCTTACTACCGCTATACAAGTCATACTACGCCCCTCTGTGCTGAGTATTCAGTATATCATTTACCCAAAGGTATGTCAACTATTTGATAGCCTGTCCACACTCTGGACACATTTTGGGCTTTTTATTAGTCTTATTTGATGGTGTTGGTGCAGAATATTGTTCTTCTGTTTTTGTTGTTAATTTACCGCCAAATTTAGGACGACCAAATCCTACTATAGAAATCTGAACTCCTGCTTTATTTTTCTTATATGCACGAAGTTTTTTGCAGGCTTCCCCACCATTTCTTTGGCTACCCTTTTTGCCATCTCCAGTTGTATTTCCTTCAATACACCAAACAGTTCCATCTTCATTGTCTTCAATAACAATTCCCACATGTGAAATTCTGTCGGCACCGTCTGCTGGAAAATCAAAATAGGCAATATCGCCTGGTTCTGGATCTGCCAAATCTCCATCAATCCATGCGCCTTTCTTTTTAAATGCAGCAGCACCTGATGGTGTATATACAGTATTTGGAACTTTTACCCCTGCCTCATTAGCGCACCAGTTTACAAATGATCCACACCATGGCTGGAAGTTTGCTTTTGTATATGCCCCATACTTTGTTTCATTATCTTTAGGACCTTCAATATATCCCACTTGTGATTTAGCAACTTGAATAAAACGACCAACAGTTCCTGGTTGGTGCTTATCTACTGGTGGTACTGGAAAATCGTCTTTCATTTTACTTATCCCATTCCGTATCTACTGGTTGTTCTGATGGCATGGTTCCTTCAGGTTTTGCAGCAAGTCTTGCTCTTACTTCATCAAGTTCTGCATCCAACTTGTCTTCTGCCATTCTAATTTCTGAATCTACTTTTTTATTATCCATTTGTGCTTGCATAATATCTTTAGCACCACTCTGTCCAATTAATAAACCTGCGAGTGTTCCAGTAATAAATGTAGCAACTGATCCAAGCACATTAAAAAACATTTTGTCATTTTCTGATTGTGCTCCAATTGGTTGTGTCACAAATATAAGTGCGTATAAAATTCCTAACGCTGTAAATAATAAAATTGCTCCAAGTGTACAACCAAGAATAAATTTTAATCGTGCGTCAAGATCCTGCGGTGTTAATCTTTGCTTACTCATCCTGTTTTCCTATCAAGTCTTTTGTACAAGTTCCTGTAGCCTCACACAATGGTGGATTACATTCTGCCTTTTCCCAGTTTGCTGGATCCTGGCAAGGATAACGATAGTGACCGTCATACCCACAGCCACTAAGGCCTAATACAAGTATACACGATAGTAAAATATGACGAATTCTCATATTAGCATTATACCAATATATTATTCTTTATCTTCACGAAGAGGGATGGTAATAAGCCATAGGGCTATTGATATTAATGTGGCTACCCCCACGACCTGCTGGGCGGTACCTGTAAGGGTAAGCCAAGCAATAAAGAAGCCGAGTATAGTGAAGACTTGGGCTATGCTCTCAATAATAGCAGCCTTAAACCATTTAAGTAGCCCCTTAACTACCTTCTTAATCATGTTCATATTATAACCTCCTTAGTGACATAACTGAACTAACAATATTTCCTACCAAAATAACAGGAATAACTACTTCCTGAACTTTTTCTCTTTGATCATCTGTCATATCTTTGCCCCACTCTGTAGGACTTAATAACTTTTCAAAGTCTATATCTGTTAATACTCCAAGTGGATCTGCCAAGAATGCTTCTGTTTGTATTTCTGTGACTGCATCTGCCAATGTATATGGCATTGGAGCATCTTTATTTTCTGCTGCCTTTTCAGCAAACTCAACAACTGCTGCTGCAACTACAGGGTTTTCTTTTGCTATCTCTGCTATCAATGCTACCTCTTCTGTTTTAATACCCAAATCTTTTGCCAATTCTTTTGACTGCTCTGGATTTAATTCAGTTAAAAATGTTGATACTGCTGACATTAATTTAGCATCATTAACACTAATTAGTTTGTTTAACTTTTTAAGTTCCTCGTCAGAAATAGGATCGCTGTCTGTGTTATCCTTATCTGGTGTTACTACAGGATCTTCGTCAACAGGTTGCTCAGGTTCAGGCTCTGGGCTTGGATCTATATCCTCTGGCTGAGGTGAAGGCTCTTCTGAAGGTTCTGGAGTTGGATCAGTCTCTTCGTTCTCCCCATCTGTGGTATCAGGGCTTGGAGAAGGATTGGGATCTTCTGGTTCAGTTTGCTCTTCATCTGGCCAACGAGGGTCTTCTGGTGTAACAATTTCAGGGTCAACCTCAACATCTGGATCAGGCAAATCAGGTTCTTGTGTAGGTTCTGGAGTTGGTTCAGGATCTAAAGGCAATTCTGGGTCTGGAGTAGTTACAGTAGAGCCATCACTATTAATAGAAGCAATAAGGCTATTTAAGTCTGCTATTTCATTGGCTAATTGTGTTGCCTCTGCTACCTGCTCTTGCTGTTCTTCTGGCGTTATAGGCGTTTGAGAAGGCGTTGGAGTGGACGTAGGGGTAGGACTTGGGGTAGGCTCTGGAATAGGCTCTGCAGCCAATGTAGGGGTTGGGCTTCCAGCCTGTACCTGTGTTGCCCCCCAAGCCTCAAGTGATACTATAGATCCGTCATGAAGACGAACACCTGTTCTAAGTTGAGAATATTCTGGTCCTTGATAACTATAGGATACTGCCAAACCACCAGTATTAGTAATAGCAACTAATATATTTACTGTGCTCGGCTGTGCACCATAATTGCCAAATGGAACCATGTTAAGATTCATCTGGAATCCACCTTCTGAATAATAGATGTCCAAACCAGATGTTCCACTTGCTCCTGGAAACCAGTCCATTGAATAGAGTGATATAGATGGTGTATTTGGATATGCCCAGTATGTTGGATCAGGTTGGCCAAATGTAATTACAGAGTTAGTTGTTGCATAAATGTTTTCATACTGTACCCCGTCAAAAGTCACGGTAGTTGCAATAGGTATTTGATAAGATATGTCATCTCCAGAGCAGGTGTCCATATGATGAACTGTTGGCTCTGCATCACCCTCGTATGCTGCTGCTATGGTTTGTGATTGTATAAAGTTAACGCATGTCGCATTGGCATTTTCTGGAAGCCAAAGATTGAATCCAAAGGCTAACAGGAACGCAGACACTATTCTTGTTAATTTTTTAATCTCCTGACCTCCGAATTAGACTATGTCTAATAAGGTTATTATAACATTAAATTACAACAAAAAAGGCGTAGAAATTAATCTACGCCTTTAGTGTTTAAGTTTTAATTACTTAAGTGTGGCAACCTTAGCCTTTGGATTAGCCTTGTTCCACTTTGCAGCAAGAGAATTGAATGCCTTCTTGATTGCAGCAAGTGCAGCAGCATTGTCTGCCTTTACCTTATCAAGTTCAGCCTTTGCAGCAGCCTGAGCATCTGCAAGAGCCTTGTCTGCAGCAACTTTAGCGGTTACAGCATCAGCCTTCAACTTAGCAATTTCAGCAGCAGCAGTAATAGCAGCAGCATCAGCAGCAGCCTTAGCAGCAACTGCATCTGAAGCAGCCTTTGCTACAGCAGCAGCAAGAGCAGCATCAGCAGTTACCTTATCAGCAGCACGAGCAGCCTTTTCTGCAGCGAGTGCAGCATTAGCAGTTGCGAGTGCTCCAGCAAGATCTGAAACTGTTACGATTGCAGTCTGTGAAGTTGTAGCCAACTTAATTGTTGGAACTGATGTAGGTGCAGTAATAGATGCACCAACAGCAACGGTTCCAGCAGTTGCAGGAAGTGTAATGTCTGATGTGTAACGACCTGTTACAAGAGCATCAGCAGTTACTGTTCCAGCAGTTGCGCCACCAAGAGTGGTTACTGTCACTGTATCAGCAACAGCGTTTCCAAAGATATCAGCAACATCAAGAGTTGCAGTTACCTTACCAGAAATGTTTCCTGAAGCAGGAATTGACATCTTAAGTTCATATGCAGGACCTGCAACACCCTTAAGATAAATTGTTGTGCTTGCGCCTACTACAGAAACTGTAACAGCAGAAGCAGCAGTGCTTGTTGTATATGCATAGACAGTCGCTGTTGTTGAAGCAGGTGTGACTGTGATTGATGAGGATCCAGCAGATGCATTAACTGTTGAACCAATTGCAGAAACGAGGCGAGTATTTGCACCTACTGCTGTAAATGTTACTGGTGTTCCAGAAACAACACTTGCAGTAATAAGCAATGCTTCGTTGTTTGTTACAGTTGCGGTATCTGCAACGCTTACTACGTTATCAGATGGAACCTTGACTGTGAATGGTGAGGCTGCAGTACCTGCGCCAGAAATTTCTGTTGTTACGTCTACAGAAACGGTATTGGCACTTGCAGGTGTCACTACTAGTGTGCCCAAGCCCATGGCTGCAACCATGACGAGAGCGATCTTTTTAAATGAATTCATTTTTCTCCTTTTATTATTCATTTGGTTTATATTGTTTTTAGCCTATCCAAATAGTTGTTAATGTCTTCTATTTGACTAGGTTTATAGTGTATCACATTCTCTGGTAGGCTGTCAACTTTGCGTGGCCTATCCCTAAAAGTATGAACCTCAACTTCAAGGTTTTGATCTCTTGGTGTATGTGATATTGCACCAAAAATAGCACCGCATACTGCGTCTGCTAAATCTTTAGATTTTTTACGTGGGTGATCTACCTTATCATTTTTCATAATTTTTAACTCAGTTAACTCTTCAAATAACAGATCTATTGCTGGCATAACCAGTCTCTCCTCATACACAAGCATAGCCATATCTTCGTAATGTTTCTTTGCTACTGATACAGTTTCAGTTCTCATACCTACTGCCCGCAGTTCATTTTGAATATCAAATGACTGCCAACGGTCAAAAGAGACCATTCCTATATTAAAGCCAATTCTTCTAAGATTTTGTATCCATTGTTTAACCTCAGATAGGTTTACTGGGCCTTCTACCTTTGGCTCCCACCAAGCAACCGCATCTACAATTACTATTGGAGATATTTGCTGATAGTCTTTTATTACTTGAACATTAACCCATTTATCTACATGTGCAATTGCTACGGCGCACTTATCATGTTTTTGTGCAAGGTCTGCATGTATATAATATGTTTTTTCTGGATCTGGCTTAAAGTTTTCTTCAAATCTTTTAAAGGCATCTAGAGGATTTCTAGAACTCATACAATTTTTAACCTTTTCTGTTTGCTTAAAGAATGCGTCAGATGCGTATGTTGGAATACAGGCAAATCTTTGCATTGCATCTCCAAGGTCAGTAATAAAAGCAATTTTAAAATCATCAATTTTTCTAGTTGGGTTTACATCCCATGTTGGTCTTTTAAGTGCAAATACACCTGGATATCTATAAGATTTTATATGATCTTCATCCCAATTAATTTCTAGTTGGTTGCTTGGATCATTCTCATCTAGTAATGGGTCAATAATAAACTTATGCGCTTTGTGTATTACTTCTTTTTCTACAACTACATCATCATATCTTTTAGAGATAAAGTCTCCCTGATATCTTGGGAATGAAAGAAGAACAACTTTACCAAGGTCAGGAAAACGAGAGTCTACAGAAGCACGGAATGCTTTATAAATGTTATCAGCAGTTTTACCCTGATCATTTCCTGTTCCAATCTCTTGTGCAAAACCAGAAATCTCATCTAGAACAGCCATCATAAGATTTAAACCCTCATGTGATTCTCTTTCTGAGTGACCAGAATAAACTGTTATAGACTTATCAAATTCAATTGAGTCTGCCTTTGCATTAAACTTTCCAGCAAACCATGGAGACTTTTCAATCTTTGTTTTAAATCCTTTGAAGAAAACGTTCTTAGCCTGTTGAGCGTTAATAGCAACGTTAATAATATCTATAGCGTCTCCAGGTGGCTTTCCGAAGTATCTTGCAGGGTCTTTAAGACAAAGTAGTTTGTAAACAACATAAGCACAAGCAACAGTGGAAGTATGATCCTTGCCACTACCTTTACCAAGTTGTAGTATGATTTCGTTTTTAGTATATTTGTCATAATGTTTTTCGCCTTCTGCTTCTCCCATCAAATCTTTTAGTTCTTCTTTTTTATAAATCTGGCTCATTGCCTCTACTATGTCGTATTGTATTTCAGATAGTTTTGGCTGCCCCAAAAAATCTGGGGACTCAACAAATGTCTTTACATCTACTGGCTTTTCTGCAAAATGATCATCTTTAAGTGCTTCTAAAAAATCATCAAACATCATGGACAATTGTTATTACCTCATTGTCTCTTGCAATATCGGAAAGTCTTCTCATAATCTCATCACGAATTTGTGGATATTCAGATGCTATGTCCCTTAAAATTCCCATAAGAACTTCTTGTCTGCGCTCTATCTGAACCATTTCTTCTGCTAATTCTTTATTTTCTAAAAGACCTGCTTTTTGTAGCATATCAATTCTTTTTGACTCAATGTCCATTACAAGTTTAATTGCTTGCGTTTTAGCACTAAGGTTATTTGTCATACTTGCTTCATCAATAACTTCGTATGATTTTGATATTAGTTTGCTGTAATGCGTATCTGCTGCTGCTAATGCCTCTTTTGCACGAGCACGAATTGCATCATTAGCAGAAGCCATTACCTTCCACTCATTAATATAATTTACTACAGTTTGTCGTGGAATAGCAAGTTCTTTAGATATTTTGGTTGGATCATTACCTTTTAGATATTCTCCTACAACCACATTGACCTGATCTAAATGTTTAACTAAATCTTCTTCAGGGCTTGTCATAGTGTCCTTCTAATCTTTTAATTTCATCCTGTATGTAGAATATTGCTTTCTTTAAATCCTCTATATGTGTAGACTCATTTTTTAATCCTGCTCTCCACAAATATTTAAAAGCATTTCCAATGTTAAAATTTCTATGGCGAGTAATTTGTATGCACTCGATGCCAGAGGGATCACTAGTATAATGCTCAGGATGATTTACCTGGTCTACCGTAATATTAAACTTTTCTGTCATCGCTTACTCTTTCTTAGCCCAAACTTAGCAAGATAAACATAGATTGTCTCTACGCTTGCCCCACATTCTTTTGCTATTTCTTGAGGAGACTTTTTGTCCATAAGATATCTCTTACGAAGCCAAGTTTCACTTGTATATAGTTTAGCACCCATGACCCTATTTGTCAACCCCCACTGCCTTATCCCAATTATGCAGGGCCCAATGACCAATACCACAAGCATCTGCGATATCGTTATCCTCCAGATTCCTGTCATAGTTTACATTAATAAACTTAATAGTTCTTTGTTTTCTAATACCACGCTCATACCCCTTATACCAGGAAACAGATTTGTTGGGATTTTGACTTCTAATAAGTAGTTGCTCGTCCTTTGTTAACTTTTTATTACCAATAAAGTTTTGCCAAGTTATTGGAGAAACCTTTCCTATAACTGTTGTTCCAGATTGACCAGCAGCACCCAAAATCGCACCCTGAACCAGTGCAAGATCTGCAGCAGTTTTGGGGCTATTCATAAAGACTGTATGCTCAATCACAATGCCTTCAAAACCACCATAATAGTCGAGGAAGGCTTTTGTTTTTTTCCCAGCATCCATGACCTTTTCATAAATACTTTTTCCTTCAAAGTTAATCTTTCCTACGGCATTTAAAGTTTTTTGTTCTGTATTAAACAAGGCAAAAGCAAGACTGGTTGTACTAGCATCAATAGCACAAATAATTTTTGGATTATCTCTTTTCATTCATCCTGCCCTTTATGTCTTTTAGTGCTTTGTCAACATCTTTAGGATTAACCTGACAAAGTCCACAGAGTGTGTCATCATTATATATTGATAACACCTGCTTACAAGACTTACACCGCCTATCCTTACCTTTTCTTTTTTGTCTTCTTGTAATCATATACCTTGTGGCAATTTTTTGTTTTGTTGCCTCATCTCTACATTCAATAGAGCAGTATATTTGGTAAGATATATTTGATTTAAATTCTTGGTCGCACCAACTACAATGCTTCATCTTCTAGCAACTCCAGAGGTTTAATTTTAATTACCCCTGTCTCTGCTTCAGCACATGCTTTTTGAATTGGACACGCTTTACAAATTTTAGAATTTGATCTATACGTTTTTTGTGGAATAGTTCGGTCTACCCAAGCCTTTCTCACAGTTCTCATCCAATCAAAAGCCTGGTCTACCCACCGACGGTAATGATCGCTTACTACTACGGGCAAAGTTAATAACTCATGATTATTTTTATTTTCATAAATTAAAACACCTTTGTCCATCTTTTTTATTTTCATATATATAAGAAGTTGCATCAAATGTCCAGTCTTTGGCTTCTTGCTTGCCTTCTTATATTCAAACCCTTCATTAGGCATTGTTTTTATTTCGCCTAAAATCTTATTATCATTATAAGCAAGCATGACATCCCCATATCCAGAAATTGGTGGATCATCATACGTTATTTTAAATTCCATTGCTGGATGCTTTTGCTTTTTATATTTACTTGGTTCTGCATCAAACTCCATTGTTTCGTCGAGTATTCCTGCATCCATTATTGCATCTTGAATTCTGTCATGACTTAGCGTTCCAGAAGTTCTATTTGCTACACCATATGCGTCAGCATTATCAAACCAGTTAGCGCCATCAAATGCCAAGTACCAAAATCTAGGACATTCTCCAGCACCATAAGTTAGGGTAGATGGGCTAAAAGATTGCTTTTTTGTAAATTTTGGTTTTAGTTTTATAGTATAACCAGATTGTATTTTTTCAATCAATCCGTCAATAAAAGAAGTATCTTGTGCTGAAACAGCATCTTTCTTTTTTGACTCTTTAAGCATAACTTGCTTCATTAAATTTTTTGTCATAAAGTTCCCTTGTTTTATATAATTATACCACTAGTCATCTTGTGATATATTTGAGAGCAGAGACAAGGTTATTTATAGATTCTGCTGCAGTGTAATAAATATTTTTCTTTCCCCTGTCTGACTTATCCACATTAGCCATCCACGTTGCTTTAAATGCCATCTTTGCTGCAATAGCCTGTAGTCTAACTATCTCTAGTGTAGCCACATTCATGGGAATATCAGGCTTGATTATTACCTTGGCAATAAATGTTAGTGCTGTATTAAGGTCTTCATCCTGCATATATTCTGCTATTTCTGATAATCCATTAATCATTTCTATTGTTGTTTTATTCTGTTCCATTGTTCACCATCTGTTCTAGTAGTTCTAACTCTATTATAGCAAGTCTTGTCTTCTTGTTTCCCTCGCCAAGGATCACGACTATGGCTGGATCGCTATTATTTCTTATAGCATCTGTCGTAGCCTTAGCCCAAACATCTTGGTTTAAGGTAAATGACTTTGAGTTTTCCTTAAAGTCAACAGTAAAGTTTGCCCAAGTGGCATCGCCCTTTTTATTATTTCTACCAGAATTTTTATGCTGCTTGGCGCCAATTCTTTTACTCTCGCTCTTCTCGCTCATAATCTCTCTTTTTCTTATATCCCACATGACATATCTGAACTTCAGACAAATGCTTTTGGGAGCACATCCAAGATGACATTCCAGTGTCTTTATAAAATCTAATTTTTTTAACTTCTTCTCTGCAGGTTTTGCAAGGAAATTTACCATCATATATGGTATATTTATTCACTAACTTTGCCCTTAATCATATCTTGTAGATCAAGATCCTCTCTGACTCTGTTAATAAAACCTTCTCTTCCCTGTACTTTTGTTCCATCTGGGAGAACATACCATGCACCAGTTCTTTCAACAATACCCATTAATTCTGCGGTATCAACAAGATCACCAATAGTATCAACACCAACGTTATCGCCTCTAAAATAAAAATCATATTCGCCACTTTGGAAAGCAGGAGATGTTTTAGAAAACTGTAACTCCCAACGAACCTTTCTACCAATTTTTTCTTCAATGAGTTTATCTCCGACATTTATCTTTCCCTTAATTGCTTGGTTATCTGATTCTGACGAAAATAACTTAATAACTGTAGAGGAATAAAACTTAGTAGCCTGACCACCAGTAGGCTGCTGACTAGTATACATAGCACTAATATTATTACGAGACTGGCTAATAAGGACAAGAAGAGTAGGCTTAACTTTATTGTTAGCATAGTTAAGCATTTTCCATGCATTGCTAAAGTCTCTAGATTCTGCTCCAATTTGTTTTGTATTTTCAAGTTGTTTGAGTTCATCAGAATCCTTTTCAAAATAAATTGCTGGAAGAAGAGAAGTAATTGAGTCCACTACAATTAAATCTACTCCTGCCTCCATCAATTGTACACCCACATCTACCATTTCATTAATTGTTCTTGTTTGTGTAACTATTAGTTTTGATGTATCAACTCCAAGTCTAGTAGCCCACTCTTTATCGTATGACATTTCTGCGTCTATCCAAGCACAAATCTTTCCTTCTTTTTGTGCCTCTGCAATCATTTGTAGACATAGAGACGACTTTGCAGATGACTTAGATCCCCAAATAAGAACTTGTCTTCCATATGGCAGTCCACCATTTAGTGCCCTGTTTAACCCAAAACTAGGTGTTGATGCATATTGTGTTTCTGGTACTGTATCTCCAATCATTACGCCTTTTCGTAATTTTGGATTAAGTTGTGCCAATACATCTTCTACCGTTACTGTCATTAGAATCTTACTCCGTGCTTCTTTGGTCTGTGTGTATTTCTTTCCATCTTTTCTTTAATAGCATAGTCAAGAGATTTTTTAACATACCCTGCTTCTACCATGCCTGCGTATAAATCAAGAGTGCGAATAATAATGTCTGCAAATTCATCTGATATTTGATCTGGATCCATTTCTTTACGAACAGCCTCCATAGCCTCTGATACCTCTGAAACAATCATCATCATTTGTTTTGCTACAAAAATAGGGTCTGCTGTTCTATCCCAAAATCCTTTTTCTATAGCATTATTATGTACTTGTTCTGCTAAATCGTCAAGCATTTATATCCTCCAATATTACTGTACCGTCTTTGGTTTTACCAAAACTAAATTTATATGCACTACCCTCTTCTATTTTCATATAGGCTTTTGCAAATGCAGTTGGAAATACTGTAACAGAATGAAGATCTCTTGATGAATCTGCAAGAGTCAGGGATGCCATTTTTTTACCAGCCTTTGTTACTCTAGGTTTAAATGATACCACAAACATCTCATCATCTTTATATGGCAACATCTTATAATTTAAAAATTTTACTAGCGCACTATCAGAGCCCTTTATTGAATCAACTGGAACTGCTGACAAAATTCTATTGTCATTTGCTAAAACTATATAAGTATTTCCTGCCTCAATAGTTGTGTTTTCATCATCAAATATACCAACACTACCAGTTTTATCTAATAACTCAATGCGTGACCATCCCTTAGATCTCTTTATATTCTTAACCATACCCATTAAAATAAAAGATCCCTTTTCTTCATAATCTTCTGCTGGAGTTATAAAAGCATGATAATGTGATGGCACCGTCATATTAAATTCTGGAAGATTTAAGTACTCGTATAAATTATTCTTAATCTCTTCATCATTTCTTGGATTATCATTAAATGTTGCAGCACCAATAATTCTTAATGCCTGCAATGCACGACTATTTACTCCGTTACCTTTTGTGAAAGTAAACTCCTCAAGTTCTTTGTAAGACTTAAAAGGTCGTGCCGATATATATCGTTCTGCAATCTTATCAGAGATAAACTTAATCGCCGAGAGTCCAAATCGAATACCCTTGCCCTCAATTTTAAAATCAATATCCGAATCGTTAATATGAGGTAGTTTAATGCTAATCCCCATTCTTTTCGCTTCAATAAGATATTCAGTTCGTGCATCTTTGTCCTTTTCATTTTTTAATAGTGAGTACATAAATTCTAGCGGATAATGGTACTTTAGCCATGCTGTCCAGTATGAAAGTGTGGAGTAGGCAACGGCGTGGGATTTATTAAAAGAGTATCCTGCATGCGCCTCAAAGTCATGCCAAAGGTCACGAGCATTATTAGGAGTAATAAAGCGAGAAGCACCTTCGACGAATTTATCTTTAAAAATATCAAACTCTTTTGCATCCTTCTTCTTTCCAATAATCTTTCTTACTTTATCTGCTTCAGACATAGACATTCCACCTAGTTCAACGCATGCCTGCATAACCTGTTCTTGATAAAGAATACATCCGTAGGTCTCTTCTGTAAAAGGTTTAAGTACCTGATGCATATAGTCAATATTTTGTCGTCCATGTTTACGATCAATATAATCTTTTCCGATTGTATTCATAGCGCCTGGTCTAACTAAGGCATTTGAAGCAGCAAGTTCTGCTAAATTTTTTACACCCATTTTGATAAGTAAGTTAGTGTATGGTGTTGCTTCGCATTGAAAAACACCCTTTGTATAGCCATCTGAAAGCATTTGATATACATTTCTATCATCCATGTCTATTGACAAAAGATCAATCTTTTTTCCGTCTCTTTGCTCAATAATATCTAAGGTATCTTTAAGAACAGATAAAGTTTTAAGTCCAAGGGCATCGATCTTAATTAAACCAATCTTTTCTGCCTCTTCCATATCGACAGCCACAACTGGAATGCGTTCATCGCTACCTGGAGAATTTCTTGTTTCCATAGGAGCATACTTAAATATTGGTTCCTTGCTTGTTACAACTCCAGCAGCATGAATGCCTGTTCCACGAATTCTGCCACGAATCTTTTCTCCATAAATTTCTACCTCTGGATATTTTTCTCTAAACCATTCAGTAGTTTTGGAACTACAAAAATCATCCCAGCCATCTACAAGTTTTAAGACTTTATTTACATCTGGTAACGGTATATTTAAAACTCGTGCAATATCTCTAACTACACCCTTATCCTTAAATGATAAAAATGTTGCAATAGAAGCAACATGCCTGTATTGTCTAACCAAATAATCTTTTACTTCTTCACGCCTTGAGTCCTGAATATCTGTGTCAATATCTGGAAAGTCATTACGTTCAGGGTTGATAAATCGAAAGAACAGAAGTCCATGCTTAATTGGATCAATATCTGTAATTCCTAATGCATAGCAAAGAAGTGATCCAGCAGAAGATCCACGACCTGGACCAACCATAATACCTTCTTTTTTGGCCCATGCAATCATGCTTCTCACAACCAAAAAATACGGTGCAAACTTTTTATCTTTGATTACAGCAAGTTCTTCATCCATTCTTTCAAGATATCTAGCATCTTCGTATATACCCTTATCTTTTAATCCAGCAATAGCCAAATCCTCTAACTCTTTGTCTGGATTTTTATATTGAACTGGAAGAAGGTTTAGACCATCACGAATATCATATTCTTCTATTTTATTATATACATCTATGGTGTTGGAATAAATATCTTCTCTATAAATGCCCTGCTTTTCCATAGCAGCCTTAATTTCTTCATATGATAAAAGGTGTATTTCAAACTTATTAAAAGACATCTGCCTATCTTCTCCATAAAGATAGTCTAATCTATCCATCATATCCTTATGCTTTTTTGACTTTTCATAAGTTGCATCTTTTTGAGTTTTATTGCTATATGTATTTAAAATTAACTTAAACTCTTGAATCTCTTTTTGTGATTGATCCACATGGTGACAGTCTGGAGTTACGATTGACTTAATGTTATACTGATCTGCAAGTTCCAGCAGAGTCTTATTAATTTCTGGAGCATTATGTGGCATAACCTCAATATAATAGTCTTCTGCAAAAACTTTTTTAAACCATTCAATATGTTTTTTTGCTACTGCTAATTCTCCCAATTCAATTGATTTAGCAATTATTCCACTGGGGCATGCTGAAGAAACTATAATTCCTTCTGAATATTTTTCAAGTACTTCAAAGTCAATTCTTGGCTTCTTATAATATCCTTCTGTCCAAGCAATCTCATTTAACTTATTTAGGTTTTCAAGACCTTTTTGGTTCTTGGCAAGAAGGATAATGTGGTTATAAACCATATCAAGTGGTTCTTTACGATCTTCTTTGTCTCTACGATCAAATCGATCATCACACATATATCCTTCTATGCCAAGTATAGGCTTTACACCTTTTTCTTTTGCAGCACGATACATCTCTCTGTGGCCAGAAAGGGAGCCATGGTCTGTAATCGCAATTGCTGGCATACCCAAACTAACTGCACGATCAACATACTCCTGTGGAGTAGCGATACCGTCAAATAGCGAATAATGGGTATGAACGTGTAAGCCTACGTATTGCATCAATTACCAGTCGATATTTGTCGAGGTAACTGATGGAGTGTCAAATCCAAAGTAGAATGCTTCCTGCTCTGGATATGGAACTTCACGAACAACCTTTTCTAGGTTGAAGTATTCTTTACCATCCCACTTGAATGGTTCTGAATCTGGCTTTGTTGGAAGTAGAGTATAGTTTGTTTCTGTACCCTGGCCATTACGCTTTAACTTCCACTCAAGATTTGAGATGCTTCCTGTTTCAAGTGCATACTCACGAATTGTATTAAATGCTGATTGCTTTGAGATACCCTGTGACCATACAGCAATATATGGTTCTTCCAAGCCATCATCTGCAAGCACATTGCAATAGAATCTAAGACGTGCTCTCCATCCGCTCTTTGGCTCTTTACGTGCCATTTCGCATCCGAAGCAACGACCTTCTGTTTCAACTGTGCATGCTGCCTTACGCTTATAATCTTTTGGATTAGTGTGCTCTGCAACAACTACAGATAGACCACGTGACTCATCATAGTTTGCTGAATCTTGATCTAGTTCTTCCACAAATCTAATCTTTGCGGATTGTCCATCAGCCAACTTTAGCCAACGAACCTTTTGTGCATTTCCATCATACTTTGGTTTTTCGAGCAGGGCATTTATATCTTTTAATCCCTTAATAACGCTCATAGTTTTCTCCTTTGTTTTTTCTATTGTAGCATAGATAATATTGATTTGTCAAATTGATACTCTAATTCTGTAATTGCATCATCTGTCATATCGCCTATATCTTTATATTGTTTATTTAGTTGTATTACGCTAACACGTGAGCCAAGTCTTTCTAGAATTCGCTCTTTCATATTACCGCCTGCTTCATCGTTATCAGCAATAACAATTATGTTATTAAAGTATTTTTGAAGCAATTCTATTTGTGTATTTGACACATTTGCTCCGAGTGTTGCAACTGCTGGAAATCCAACCTGGTCTAATCTAATTGCGTCAAATGATGACTCAACAACATAGACCCTGTCTGCAGTCTTTACTCTATTTAAATTAAATAATGTTTTTGATTTTGGAAGTCCTGGAGTATTTTTAAATTCTTTACCCTCTACAGATCTTCCAACAAATCCTATTGGCATTCCGTCTGGACTATGTACTGGAACAGTAACCATGTCTTGCTTCTCTGAATATCCAAGATAAAACTTCTTACACGAACCAATATTAATCTTGCGAGAATTAAAATAATCTAATGCCCTACTTGAATTAATTAGATTATCATGTAATCTTGATATTACCAACTCATCAAATGGTACGAAGTCTGGTTTAACATACAAAGCCTGATTAACTTCTTTTTCTAAATTAGTTTCTGTTTCCTTGCTTTTTACAAACCTGATTGCCTCAAAATATGTTCTTCCAGATGTATGCATAACTAGTTCTGTTAAATCTGCTATGTGGTGACAAGAAAAACAGAAAAACTTACCAGTTTTTTTATCTACTTCTCCAGCAGGAGTTCTTGAGTTAGAGTGAAATGGACAAAATATAATATAGTCAGAGTCAACCTCAGACTCTACAGTTATTCCTGAACCTGAGAGTACTCGCTTGATTTGCTCTTTTGTATATATATCGGTTTGGCTTCGTCTATTCCTAGTATCCATTCGCTCTGTTTTCTTCCTGTGTATATTCCGTGTACTGTTAATTCAAATTCAAAATATTTCTTTTGTTCATTATAGTCTATCGTAAAGTCTGGCTCAATATCAAATCTTGGGACATAGCCAGATAATCGCATCTCTGATACGAGCAGCCTGATATATTCTCCCTTAAGTCTACCAATAGCGGATTCATCGTGGATTACTCCATCTAAACCAAACTTCTTGATAGGCTTGTGATGATAATTTGCCATAGAATATATTATAATGAATTATATTAATTTTCGTAGTCCTTATATCTATAGTATCCTTTGTCAAAGTCTACCTGGACCAAAAACTCGCCCATAAACCCATTTCTATTTTTACGAAATACGCATTCAATAATGTCACTGTTTGGACCACGACCCAAGGCAAGCACCCAATCTGCATCATATGCAATCTGTCTTGACCATGCTGTTTGACCCAAGGTTGGAACCGTATCAAGTTTTGTAACATCGTCTGGGGTAGCAGAAGAAATAGCAATAATAGGAACCTCTTCTGCAATAGCCATTAGTTTAAGTTCACGTGAAAGGTTTTTCATACGAACAGTTTCATTGTCAGACTTTTGATTCGGGGACATTAGTTGTAGATAGTCTACAATAACAAAGTCAGGCTTATACTGATCGATCTTTCCACGCAATACTGATGGAGTGATATCTCCACCACTATCATTTGAAATAATATGGAACTCTGGTCTACCTGCCAAATTTTTAGCATGCCACTGTTTAAGCATATCTATTTCAACTTGACCAGAACTAAGTTTTCTATGAGACCATAGCCCTTCACCCATGATTGCAAAAACACGATTACGCACTTCTGTCTCACTCATTTCTAAAGAAATAATAAGTGGAGACTTTCCTTGCTTCCATGCCTGTACAGCAAAATAAAGTGATAGCCAAGACTTACCAATACCAGGATATGCCAAAAAGACACCTAGTTGTCCTGGCATAATTCCAGCAGGAAGATAGTTGTCAAATCCTGGCAAGCCAGTCTTAATTCCAACTGAACCTAGTTCTTGTTGCTTTTTTACATTTTCAAAATATCCAATTGCAGAATCTAAATCAGTTACATCTATATCTCTGATTGCTGCTGTATTCTTTTTTAATTCTGATGTTTTTGTTATTAAAGATTCTAAAGCCTCTACGCCAAGACCACTTTGAACCTCGGATGCTGTAGATCTTAGAATGTCTTTTAAACTATCATTTAAATATTCTGTTTGTAACTCATCTAGGTGGTGCTTAGTTGCCCCTATATCCTTAATTGGAACAAAGTCTCTAAATTTTTCTACGACCAAACTTTCTGGTGGAACTGCTCCATTTGTTTCTGAATATCTTCTAATAAATTGCCAAATATCATTATGAGTTCTTAATAAATTTTCAACATTTGCTTGTAACAAAACATGGATTTGCTTATCATTCAATACGGCAGAAATTAGTTTAGCCTCAGTACTATTCACTTAACCACTTCCTTGCCATCTGTCTACGCTCTTCTCTTTCTCTTTTATCTTGCTCTATTTGCTGTCTTTTATCAATTATAGCATCAGCATAATTTACAAAGTATTTCCAATTTGGTTCGGATGCTGTTTCAAAATAGTATGCTAAAAGATCATAGCATGCAGCAATACCATATGACTCAACAAGCGCATCGGCAGCCCATTGTTCTACATTGAGATTGAGAGAGGGCTTCTGCTCATATCGTTGAGTATATAACTTGCTATAACGACTAAGCAAAGCCATTCGGTCTTTGCGTTCTGCCATTACTGTTCGTCTAACTCAGACTTTGCTTCTGCTATTTTTTCTGTAAGTTTATCTTCAACAAATTTATAAACTCGTTCAAAAGCCTGATCAATATTTTCTCCCTCACGCTTTGAATCAATAATTCCCAAATCAAGTCTTAGTGACTGAAAGTTACCAAGATTAAGGGTATAGCCTAATGTTACGTTTACTTTTGTAGAATCGTTTTCTATCATTTATTCCTCCGTTGTATACAATATGGTATCAAATTGTTCTATGCTTGTCAAGCCACTGTATTAAATTATATGCTTTCTGACCAAACTGGTATAAATCTTCCATCTTCTGTTCTTGTATATGTAATTATACCACTGCCCATTCTTCTAGTCAACTCTGCTTTGCTAGGCGTAATATCGTTTGTAACTAATTTATCTTTTCTTGGTCTGCCTATATGATATGTTGCAAGAATATCTCTAATTTCAAAAACCTGTGATTCGGAATAATATGACCTTACCTGCCAACCTCTTGCACCACCTTTTTGAGATCCCATTGGAAATGGTATAATTCCACGTTTCATTAATGATGGCATATATTTTTTATGTCTATTAACTAAATCAGCAGTTTCACCTACAGTAAAGGCACGTTCACGATGCTTTTTAAAATCAGAAATCAAACAACTCTCAATTCTATCTTTAGTAATGTTATAAAGAGACATAACACTATTTGATCTATTAATATGATGTATTCTTACAAGATCACCATTTAAAAACCAAACCTTTTTATTTCCAGGTATTACAGGGGCGAGATTGTACTCTTCGCTAGAGACTTTTCCTTTTCTAGAAGCCATTGCCCCTCCGAAGACTGACTAGGTGGATGGAAGAACCTTCTTGACCCACAATATAAACAATAAACTTCAAGATGATCTACCTTGCTATACTGTCTGTCAACAAACATTCTCTTTTTGCATTTTTGACATACAATCATTAATTAGGTATACCAACAATTATAAG